TAATAATAAGAGATTCGATTTTTTTCTTCTGTTTTCTTTTTCCGGTAATGCCACCGGCAACTGCACCAGCACCACCAAAGGCTAAACCACCTATTAATGCTTGGCCTACACCGCCACTTACTACAACAGAATCATCAGCTAAAAGCTCATAGCTTACCAGGTCATCAAAATTATACCAATTGTTAGCACCTGCTGAATTTACGCTACTGCTTATAATGCTTGACATACCAAATGTAGATACAGCTAAAGCACCTTTTAAAGCTTTTCCAACACCGCCACTTTTATGTTTAGGTATATATCCTTTAATTTGAAAAGTTCTATGTTGTTCGTCCACCTTAATTACATTAACTTTTGATGTGGCATGGTTTCTGTCATTCCAAGATGCTAAAGCTTTACCTGCGAAATCCTTTACTGTGTCGCTGATATTAGTTGTAGATTCTTCTGTTTCATCTTCTACAATAGAATCCTGCTCTACAAATCCATCAGAATCAGAAGCAACATTATTTGAATCTACTGAATATTCTGTAGGACAACCACATTCAGGACAAGCAGAGGCTCTGTCTGAAAATTCCTTTCCACATTCTACACATTTAATCATTGCCATACTTTTTCCCTCCTTAAAATTAATTGTATTGCATTATTACATTTACTGAATTAAATCCAAATTCAATAACATAATTCTTGTACCTTATGTAGCATCCATATTTATGCATATAAGCATTTATTGTGTCTGCAAGAAACTGCTCTGTAACACCAAGAAAAGTTGCTGTTTCGTATAAGTTAGTACAATGGTGTTCGAAAGCATTAATAAAACCTTGTAAATCTATCAATTTATTGTAACTCCAAATTCTTGCCTTATATTCTTGTTTTCTGTTTGAAATATTACTCATATCTAATATATCACCAGTGGAAGTGATGTGATGTGCTATTTCTTCAGCTAATACACACGCTTTTTGTGTGTTTGTAGGAATTGTGCTTCTAATTGCTACACGATTCCCCTTAATCCTTCCGTCGTGATATTCCAAAGGCTTTTCTTTCACGATTAGACCTAGGTTATCACTTTCGATTAATAATTCTTCATATGTCATCCTTTAACCCTCTTTCGTTTTTGGACTAGAAGTTTTCGTCGTCCATAATGTCGTTTTCTGATGTATCAATTCCTTCTGGAATATCAATATCTGTTCTTTGATGTGCTGCATTAAGCAAATTATTATGTTTTAATGAAGCAAAAGCAGTATTTGATGTACCGTTTTTACCAAGCATATGTTCATATTCCTTATTGAGGATGGTTAAAATAAGTTCTTTACTGTGTTCGTCAAGTGTACGGTATTTTTTTATGATTTCAGTTTCTAATGGTGAGAAATCATCAGTGTTTGAATTAAGTAAATAATTTGGGGTTATATCAAGAACACCACATAAAAGTTCGATAGTGTCAGGATCTGGTTTATTTTTATCATTTTCCCAATCACTTATGGAGTTATGTTTCGCTCCAATCAGGTTAGCTAAATCCTTTTGAGTATAGCTTTTAGCTTTTCTAGATTCTCTTAATCTTTTTCCAAAAGTCATATTATACACCTCCTATCTGTTAATCGAAAGTATAACACTCTATTTCGATTATGTAAATAAAAAATTCGAAAATATCGAAAAAATATATTGACAGTTCGAAAATATCGGTGTATTATACAGTTAGTTTCGAAAATATCGAAATAAGAAAGGAGGATATTGTAATTGGAAGTAGGAATAAAAATAAAAAGTTACTTAGAAGAAAAAGGAATTACACAAGCATTTATTAGTAGGCAAACAGGTATTGAACTTCCGAAGTTAAATTTGGCACTTAATGGAAAAAGAAAAATTACATTTGAAGAATATTCAATAATTTGTGGTGTATTGAATGTAAATACAGATTTTTTTCTTAAGCCACGTTTACCAAAACAAACAAAAAACTGTTAGGAGCTCCATTCCTAACAGTTAAATGCTAAATTTTTTAACCCTATGTACTTTGCAGGTTTTCACCACATTTAATGGAGCTAAATGCTTCTATCAAGGACTCCGTCACTTATGCAGTTTTAGTTCTGCGCAAAAATATAATAGCCCATTAGTTGACGGATTAAGAGGAGCATTAAGTACGGTGAAGCATTTTTACGAGTGCCGTCTCTGTGTATTATACTCTAGCACCTGAGTAGTAACGCCGTACTAATTACTACATTTTACGCCAGTTTTAAATGCTTTGGCTAACCATTATTGCAACCTCAAATTAAGAGAACAGGGCAAAAACAAAAGTTTGGTCAAAAGATTAACTCCTTTCTTGCCCAAGTCAGGGTACGAAAATTTTAACATTTTCTAAATAAAAATTCAAGTTTTCAAAATGAATGAAGAAAAAAGTGTTTCAAAAAGACACAAGAAAGGAAGAATTAATGAGGTATTCACTAAAAGAACTACGTGCTAGAAAAGGATTGAATCAGTCAGAAACTGCTGAAAAGCTGGGAGTTTCAACACAAACTTATAATGCGTGGGAAGCGGATTTTGGGATGGTAAAGATACGTAATGCCATAAAAATAGCTAATTTATTTGGGGTAAAGGTTGATGATATTTTTTTCAATATAGAACGTGAAAATAATTCAAGTAAGGAGAAATAGGAGGTGATAGATATGCCTGAAAAACAATTTATGGGAGCAAAGGATATTGCTCAAACAATGGAGTGTAGTCTTTCATTTGCATACAAGATAATTAAGCAGATGAATGCAGAATTGAAAGAGAAAGGCTACATTACAATGTCAGGCAAGGTTCCAACTAAATATTTTAATGAAAGATTTTATTCATAGAAGGGAGTGATTAAATTGATTGGAGCAATTAACAGCTACCGAGATTTGCGTGATATATGCAGGAAGTATTCAGGTAGTTGCAGGGACTGTCCTTTGGGAAAAGAAGAGGACATTATGGACACACATTGTCCAAGATTGACTGAACCAAGAAGTTGGTCGAATGAAAAAATAACCGATATGGTTGGAAAGATTGGAGGAGCAAAAGATGGAACAAGACACAAGACTTGAAGTAAGAGAAGTAAAAGAAACCAAAAAAGAAGAGCCTGAATATACACCACTACATTCAAGCTCTCACAAAAACAATACACCTAAAGATTACCACGTTTTACAGGAAAAGTACAGAGTTGCAAACAGATACAAGAATCTGATAATTGGTATCGTTGTTGTAATTGTAATGTGGTACAACAATTGGATTTGTGTTGACAGTATTCCAATGAAGCTGTTGTATTCAGCAGGAATGGTGTTAGCAACAAGCCTACTGTGTGGAGCAGTGGACGAGATTTTGATGGAGGAATAGGCAATAGTTACCAGAAAGAGTTTTCCGACCAAGGAATTATGGTTGGAAGCAAGAAAAGGCAAAATAGGTGGTTCTGATGCAGCAGCAGTGTTAGGTCTTAATCCGTACAAAACAAATGAAGAGCTTTGGAAAGAAATGGTAGGAATTAAAGAACCTATTGATATTTCGGACAAGCCTTATGTTATCTACGGAACAAAGGCGGAAGAACATATAAGAGCAATATTTGCATTAGACCACCCGGAATATAAAGTTGAATACTTTGGTGACAACATGCTTCTTAATGATAAATATCCGTTTGCACATGCATCACTTGATGGAGAACTAACAGAAATTGAAACCGGACGAAAAGGCATATTTGAATGTAAGACCAGCGAGTTGTTCGGTTCAATGCACAAGGAAAAATGGGATGGCGAACACATTCCTGATAACTATTACATACAGGTGTTGCATTACCTGATGGTAACAGAATATGAGTTTGTGGAGTTAAGAGCGCAGATTAAAAGTGTTTGGAACCAAAGAATAAGACTTATCACAAAGGATTATCACATTGAAAGAGAAGATGTGACAGAAGATATAGAAATACTAAAAAAGGAAGAATATGAGTTTATCAAATCAGTTAAGCAGAGAAAACAACCGGCTCTGATTCTTCCGGAGATTTAATGGAGGAAACAAATGGAATTAGAAATTTACAACCCAACTAAAGAAAATACAGTTAAACAGATTGACTGGAACTTTGAAGAATTAAAGAAAGAAATAACAGAAAAGGCAGAAATGTATGGTTCTTTGGTGTATACAGATGAAAACATCAAGGAAGCAAAAGCGGACAGAGCAAAATTAAACAAGTTCATTAAGGTTTTAGAAGATAAGCGAAAAGACGTTAAGAAGATGATGATTGAACCTTATACACAGTTTGAAAGTCAGGTTAAGGAATTAGTATCGATCATTGGTGAAGCAAATGACAATATTGCTTCTCAGGTAAAAGCCTACACCGAAAAGTTGAGAGAAGAAAAACGTGAAAAGGTAAAAGAAATCTATGATAAAGCAATGTCTGTTGAAGGAGCAGAAGGCATTGCAGAGATTTTAACGTTTGACAGAGTATTCAAGGAAAGCTTTTTAAACAGCTCAACAACTTTTAAATCTATTGTAAACGAAATTGAAGATTTGAGAGACAGAGTGAGACATGATCTTGAAGTAATTAATGCTGATACCGGAGAATACCAGTTTGAAATGAAGCAGGCATATCTTAAGAACCTGGATATGACTGAAGCTATATCAGTTAAGCAGCAGTTTGAAGAAAACGCAAGAAAGAAAGCTGAATATGAAGCAAAGTGTAAGGCTGAAATGGAAGAGCGAAAAGCCAGAGAAGAAGCAGAAGCACAGAAAGTTGTTCAGGCAGGTAAGCAGGTAGTAGTGGAACAGCAACCGGAAGAAACACAGCAGGAGGTTGAAGCAACAAAGATAGTTGAAGCAACAGTTACAGAGGAGAGAAAATTTACAGTTTCTTTTAAAGTTTATGGCACACAGAAACAGCTTAGAGAGCTTAAGGAATTTTTAACAAGCAACAATATAGAATATGGTCCAATACAGTAGGAGGAAATGAAAATGGCAGTATCAAATAGTTTGGCAAAGAGAAGTAAGGAAACAAGCTTTACAGCATATCTTAAAAATGATGCAGTAAAGAATCAGATTAATGGTGTAATAGGTGGAAAGAACGGTCAACGTTTCATCAGTTCAATAGTAAGTGCGGTTGGTAATAACCCAACATTGCAGGAGTGTGAGAACTCTTCAATAGTAAGTGCTGCACTTTTAGGTGAGAGTTTAAATCTTTCACCAAGTCCACAGTTAGGTCAGTATTACATGGTTCCGTTTAAGGATAACAAGGCAGGCATTAAGGTGGCACAGTTTCAGTTAGGCTACAAAGGTTATATTCAGTTAGCCATCAGATCAGGACAGTATAAGAAATTAAATGTGTTAGCCATTAAGAAAGGCGAATTAATCAGATTCGACCCACTTAATGAAGACATAGAAGTAAATCTCATTGCAGATGAAAATGAGAGAGAAAAGGCAGAAACAATTGGCTATTATGCAATGTTTGAATATACAAACGGATTTAAGAAAGCCATGTACTGGTCAAAGGAAAAGATGAAAGCTCATGCAATTAAGTATTCACAAGGTTATGCAGCAGACATAAAGAAAGGAACAAAGTGGACTTTCTGGAGTAAGGACTTTGATGGAATGGCATATAAGACAATGCTTAGACAGATTATCAGCAAGTGGGGAATTATGAGCATTGACATGCAAAGAGCTATTGACAGTGACATGGCAGTCATTAATGAAGATGGAACAAGAACATACGTGGATAACGAGCCGGTTGAACAGCAGGAATATGAAGAAGTCAGTGTTTCAGAAGAAAACCAGGAAATTGTACAGGAACAGACACAGAGCAGTAACGTAACAGTTGAAACACCAACTGATAACACAACAACAAATAACATAGAAGAAAAGGATGTACAGTCAGCATTTTTTAATTTTTAGTAACAGGCAACAGTCAGGAATAGGAAAAATATTTTAATCACGAAATAAGCCTACTGAATTTACAGCAGGTAGGAAAGGAGGTTGGTTAATTGAAAGAAAGTATAAAGATAGTTGACTACATTCCTTTTGGTAAAGAAAATGCCATATCAAGGCAACAGTTGGAAAGAGTAACTGGATTAAGTGATAGAGACGTAAGAGAAGCAATATCGTTGGCAAGAAGAAATACGGTTATATTGAATCTTTCAAACGGAAAAGGATACTTCCAACCAATTCAGGGAGAAGAAGATGAATTGGTAGTGAAGTATTTTAAGCAGGAAGACAGCAGACTAAAAAGAATTGGCTGGTCCTTGCTGGCAACACGAAGAAGGGTAAAGGAGATACAGAATGGAAATGCAGTTTAAGGTTCCGGGCCCACCAAAGGGAAAGGCAAGGGCGAGAACATTTTATAATCCAAAACTTGGGAGAATGCAGAGCATTACTCCTGAGGGAACTGTTCTCTATGAAAACCTGATAAAAACAAGTTATGTTCAGCAGGCAAAAGAGAATAGGTTTGAAGGGTATTTTAATAAAGAGCCTATTCACATGTACATTGAGGCAGTTTTCGAAATACCCAAAAGTACAAGCAAGAAAAGACGTTTGTTAATGGAAGCAAGAGAAGAACTTCCATGTAAGAAACCGGATGCGGATAATATAGCAAAGGTTATATGTGACGCATTAAATAAAGTAGCTTATGGAGACGATACACAGATTTGTGAACTGGAAGTACATAAAAGGTACACAGAGCAGAATGAAGAAGCTGGTGTGTTGGTAGGCATAGAGAATATAAAGTAGAAAGAAGCTAAAGAGTAATTTAGGAGGTAGCAACATTATGAAACACATTAATATGGAAGAGTTTGCAAATGGAGCTTTTACTGTTCAGATGAACAGGGCAATGGAAAAGGTAATGAAGAATATTCAGGATCCAAACACGGATGCAAAAGCACCAAGAAAGATAACAGTAACCGTGGCATTTAAGCCAAACGAAACACGAAACTTCATAACAACAGGTGTTGTAACAAAAACATCACTTGCACCGGAACTTGGAGCTGTTACAGCAAAGACTTGTGGTACAGACCTTGCAACAGGAAAGGTTGAAGCAATGGAAATTGGCAAGGAAATTCCCGGACAATTAAGTTTTGCAGATGAGGTGGTTGAACAGGAAGTTGATGAGGAAACAGGAGAAATTATTAACACTAGCAAAATCGTTGATTTAAGAAAGGCAAGAGAAGCATAGGAGGTACAGATTAATGATTAGAAAAGCATTAGAACTTATTACAGAATTAAAAGAAGAAGCTATGGAACCAAAGATTGTTGAAATTGATGGGAAAACATATTGCAATAAGAATTTGACCAGATATGACAAAGAATCAATGGCCAGTGAAATCACAGTATCCACACTTACTGCATTAGTTGATTACATAAAGGGTTGTTCAGAGGAACTTAAAAAGAAGATGATTATCCATATTCAGTCACCATCAAGAATTAGTTTGATTTCGGGATTGAATGCTGAAAGAAATAGAGAATTACTTATGGAAGTGGAAGCTGATTTGCCACATTTTGTAGCAAACAGGTGGGTAGAACAGGAAAAATTCATATTGGAACTTCAGTCAAAATTTGTGACAACACCAGACCTTGAAGCAATTATGCAGGTGGCTGGCAATATTGAAGCAAAGACTACAGCTAATTATGGTGATGATGGTGTAACGCAGAAAACTACGATTACTCAGGGCGTAGCTAGTAAAACTGATGTTATAGTCCCTAATCCGGTACAGTTGATTCCATACAGAACATTCCTTGAAATTGAACAGCCTGCTTCTAATTTTGTATTTAGAATTGATGGATCAGGAAGTGTTCCTGAATTTACATTAATTGAAGCAGATGGAGGTTTATGGATTAACGAGTCCAAGACAAGGATTAAAGAATATCTTGAAAAAGAACTTGAAGGAATTAGTAGCAACATTGTAATTATAGCTTAATTAGTTATAAGTGCAGTCTTATTGTGAATGGTAAGGCTGCACTATAATAGGAGAATAGAGAGAAAATATGGCAAGACCAATAAAAAAAGGTTTGGAATACTTTCCCTTTGATGTTGGTTTTTTCTCAGATAAAAAGGTGAAAATCTTGAAAAGCAGATATGGAGCAGATGGAATAGTTATATACCAATATCTGCTTTGCGAGATTTACAAGGAGAATGGTTACTTTCTAATTGTTGATGAAGATTTTGAATACATTATTTCAGATGATTTAAACATGGAAAGCAACAAGGTGAAGCAGGTATTAAACTTCTTATTGGAACGGTCACTGTTTGATAGCACACTTTTTCAGTCGGACAAGGTTCTTACCTCTGCCGGAATACAAAAAAGGTATCAGGAAGCTGTTAAGACAAGAGCCAGCAAAAAAGCAATTGTAGTTGATAATTATTGGCTTTTGAGTAAGGAAGAAACAGCATCCTATATTAAAGTTACCCTTTTTGAAGATAAATCCGAGATTAATAAGCATAAATCCGAGATTAATCCTAATTTGTCTGTAGAAAAAACACATAAAGTAAAGGAAAGTAAAGTAAAGGAAAATAAAGTAAATAAAAGCAGTGGTTATTTTCCTGATACAAAATTAAATGAATTATTCGAGCAATATCTGATAATGCGTGAGAAGAAAGGAAAACCGGTGGTTGGCTATCAGTTAAAGATTTTAATTGACCGCTTAAATCAGGTGGCAGCAAACACAAAAGAGAAGATAGAAGTTGTTAGTAATGCAATAGCAGGAGATTGGAACACATTTTATCCGATTAAACGTAACACAAAGAAAAACACCTTTGCTGCATTTGAGAAACGTGAATATGATCATGATGCATTGGAAAAGCAGGCACTGTTAAATAACCGGAAGATGTTTGACGATATGAAGAAAGGAAAAACTAATGAACAGATTTAATTCTAACGTGGTTGTAGAGATAAATAATAGAATTGCAGAACTGGACCGACAGGAGTTTATGATTCAAATGGCAGATTTTTTATCATACGAAGACAAAGAACAGTTGAGAGCAATCGCAAGGGAAAGAGCAGAGCTGGAACTAAAAAGAAAACAGTTAGGCAACTAGCCAGCAGGAGGAACAGCGTTAGTGAGAAATACGGAAAAAGCATTTGGACACATATTAACGCATGAAGAAGATTTATTCGTTAATTTTGGAAGACCGAGAAGTTATGCTGTGAAAGCATTCAGGTCTAAACCATATGCAAATGAATTAAAAGTTGGAGGAAAGAAAAATGGCAAAAATATCAAAAGAGGAGCAGGCGAGACGTGAAGGAATGGCTTATGCTTTAAGGCTTGCCAAGGAAAAGGGAATAGATGCATTGGAAGAAGATTTGAAGATGCGTAATGCGATAGATCTACCTTTAAGGGTATCTAAGGCAGATTTGAGTAAATTCTCTGAAAATGTCAAATACAATATAGTTTTCTACATAAAAGTCTTAATGGCGGTAACAATGCATGATGAATTTGGTTTTGGTAACAAAAGAATCAAACAGATGTTTAAAAGGTTCGACCTGAAAGCAGAATGTTTAGCAGATGATTATACTACTTGGGATGAACAAGTATCTATTATAGCTGAAGAATGTGGCATTGATATGAAATTCGGTATTAAAGATATAAATGTAACAGTTTAAAAATCAAGAAAGGAGAAAGAGTTGTGCGCACATAAAAGAATTCTTACTCCGGATGAAGAAATGAAAATAGGATTAATTGATGTTGATGGACATAATTTTCCCAATTTGCCGTTAATGAAAATATCAGCTTATCATAAAGCGAAAGGTGATTCAGTTGAGTGGTATTCGACAATGTTTAGCGAACATATGAATATTGTGTATTTATCAAAAGTGTTTGACTTCACTGACGACTATCAATATTACATAGATTCAGATGTTGTAATAAAAGGAGGAACGGGATACTCAAATCCTACAATGATAGAACTTCCAAACGAAATAGAACATATTTATCCAGATTATTCTATTTATTATGATTTAATACCAGAGGTGAAAACTACAGCATATGGATTTCTTACAAGAGGATGCCCGAGAGGATGTGATTTTTGCATTGTAGCAAACAAAGAGGGAAGATGTAGTAAAAAAGTTGCCGACTTATCAGAATTTTGGAACGGACAAAAAAATATTAAACTGCTAGACCCTAATATGTTTGCTTGCAAAGAGTGGAAAGAATTGAGTGAGCAATTGATTAGAAGTAATGCTTGGATAGACTTTACACAAGGTTGCGATATTAGGCTTATGACGGAGGAAAAATTATCATACATAAAACAAATGAAGATAAAGATGATTCATTTTGCATGGGATAATTATGAAGACAAGGAAATGATTGTACCAAAATTTAAAATGGTTAAAGACTATCTTGGCTGGGATAAAAGAAAATTATCAGTTTATGTCTTAACCAATTATAACACAACATTACAACAAGATTTGGAGAGAATTTATATTCTAAGAGATTTAGGATTTTGGCCATATGTAATGGTATATGATAAAGAAAAATTACCACCTAGACATTATGCAAAACAATTACAAAGGTGGGTAAATATGCGGGCTGTATTTGATACGGTTAAAACATTTGATGAATATGTAGATAAATAGAAAATGTTAAGAAATGTTAAGGAGTGAGAGAATGTTAAATATTGAGAAATACAAAAAAATACTGATAGATATGGAAATCATAGACGTAAATAAATTAGCCGTTGTGAACGATAAACCTGTAAATTGTACAGATTTGTATAAATGTGATGAATGTGATTTTGGAAAAAAGAAAAATTGTGAGCCATATTTAGAGGAATGGCTTTTCTCCGAATACGAAGAACCAGAAGTTGATTGGTCGAAAGTCAAGGTTGATACACCGATTCTGGTTAGAGATTATGAAAGTAGTAAATGGGTTAAAAGATATTTTTCTGAATATAGAAGCGGTGAAGTTTATGCTTGGAAGTATGGAGCTACATCTTGGACAGCAAATAATGAATATGCTGTGACTTCCTGGAATTGTGCAAAACTAGCAGAAAGCGAGGAAATTTAATGGACGAATATATCAAGAAAGCAGAAGTCTTACAAGTTCTTGCTGACAACAACTATACAGATAAAATTACGTTAGAATTATATGACAAGATAATTAGAGACATTAATAAATTAAAAGTTAAATCGAGACCTGGAAGACGTAAAGGACAGTGGATAGGAACTGAATATGACGGCTATGCAGATGGCTGTCCTGTATATGACACATTTGAATGCAGTGAATGTGGATGGGAACATGACGGAGAAGAAGACACATTGACAGATTACTGCCCAAATTGTGGAGCAAAAATGAAAGAACATTTAATTGTACAACAAGAAAGCGAGGACTAGATTATGAGCAGAGAAACAGAGCAGATTTTAAAAAATCAAGTAGTGATAATGGGAATACTGCAAGACTTGCAAGACGAACTTGAACCAATACAGAACATAGAAGACAAAAGGAGAAGAGGATGAATAGATTAATGTGTTTGTTAACAGGAGGGCATAAATTCAAATCGGGAAGTACACTAGCCCACTGTGATAACAAAACAAAGATGTGTACTATAACTGAAACCTGCTATAAGTGTGGCAAACAATTTAGTTTTTCAGCAACATATAAGAACTTCGGAATACCAGAATAAGGAGAGTGATTAGAATGACAAGTTACGAATTTGAAAAGGCTGCAAAGAATGCAGTGATTAAAGTATTAAACGAAAATATTAACATTAGCGAATTAGACCTAGTGTGGTTTGCGCACGAATTAGGTTATAAGAAGTGTACTATTTGGGGACAGCCAATGGGTGACAGATATGCAGAAGTTACATACAACAGAGACAAGGATGAAATGTATGTTGCTATTTACAAAAAGATTAGTAATACAAAAATTCAAAGAGAAGAATTTGACATGGAAGCGTGGTGATTAGAATGAGATTAATAGACGCAGATAAAATAGACTTTAATGAAGTGTTTGTGGGAGCAAGTAAGTTTGCAGAAGATACAAGACAAGCAGGAAAAATGCTTATTGATGCACAGCCAACAGCTTATGATGTGGATAAGGTGGTGGAAGAGTTGGATGCATACATTACCAAACTTGTTGGTAAAAATTCAGCATTATATCAGACTATTATAGGTATAGTAAAGGCAGGTGATTAGATGGCGTGCATATTCGGAATTGAAGCACCTTGTGACGAGTGCAGAATGTGCGAGAGTGTACAAGCTGGAAAGAGCGAAGAAGAATAGAAGCAGCAGAACATTGATAATTGAATATTGGTAGTTTATATCTGCAAAAATTGCGCCAAAATCCTTTCTGGTAAAATGTAGTGGTACAATCAAAGTACAAAATAAAAAAAGAAAGGAAAAAGAAACTA